GCCCGGCCCCGAGCGTAAAGATGGCAAGCCGACAAGGCTGTTGTTATCTTTGAATGCATGGGGCGCATCATCCAAGGCGGACGCAAAGGCAAAAGCTAAAGCTATTTCCGCAAGGAATAAGGCGAAAAGCAAATGACCTACTTAGAACTCGTCAACGATGTGCTACTTCGGCTGCGGGAGCAGACGGTATCTACCGTTGCCCTAACCAACTATTCTCAGCTCATCGGCAAATTTGTCAACGACTCCAAGCGCCAGATCGAGGATGCCTACGACTGGAACGCGCTGGGTACTGAAGTCACTGTCACTACTTCCGCAAGTGTTTACGAGTATTCGCTGACCGGCGCGGGTCAGAAGTTTCGCGTCAGTAGTGATCCGTTGAACACGACATCCAACGTCGTCATGCGCAACATTACGGTGGGCGACATGCGGCGCAAGCAGAACCTTCAGCCGTTTGTAAACTCTGTACCTACCGAGTATTGCTTTGAAGGTGTCGACGGTAGCGGCGACGCTAAAGTGCAATTGTGGGGTCGGCCTGACGGTGTGTACACCATTAAGTTTTTCTTAACGGTTCCGCAGGCAGTATTGTCGTCGGACAGCACGTCGGTGTTGGTACCGGATGTATTGGTGGCGCAGAACGCTTACGCCAGAGCGTTGGTCGAACGGGGTGAAGATGGCGGCCTAAATTCCTCAGAAGCATATGCGCTGTACAGAAGTATGCTCTCTGATTATATAGCCCTTGAAGCCACACGCTTTCCTGAAATGCAGGAGTTCATCGCGACATGAGTCAGGCGCTACAGGTCAACACAATATCTGCACCAGGCTTTTACGGCCTGAACACCCAAGATTCGCCGATGGATTTGGCGGCAGGTTTTGCTCTGGTAGCCACTAATTGTGTGATTGACCAATATGGCCGAATAGGCGCGCGTAAGGGTTGGTCAAAGGTTAATTCGTCCTCTGGTAATTTGGGCGCGAACAGCCCTGGGGTTATTCATGAATTAGTTGGTGCTGACGGTGTATACACCGTACTGTTTGCCGGCAACAATAAAATTTTTAAGCTAGACGGCAGTAATGCTGTTGTTGAGCTGACCTACGGTGGTGGCGGCACTGCGCCGACGATTACGGCCAATAATTGGCAATGCGCGTCGCTAAACGGCATCACTTACTTTTTCCAGACCGGGCACGACCCGCTTATCTATGACCCAGCGGTCAGCACGACGACTTATCGCCGTGTCAGTGAAAAGACCGGCTATGCGGCCACAGTACCGCAAGCTGACTGCGTTATTTCTGCCTATGGACGACTGTGGGCGGCAAATACGGCGGGCAACAAACAGACACTGTATTTTTCTGACCTTATTTCTGGCCACGTTTGGTCAACAGGTACGGCAGGCTCACTTAACGTCAATACCGTATGGCCAAATGGGCCAGATGAGATTGTCGCGTTGGCCGCTCATAACGGATTTTTATTTATCTTTGGTAAGCGCCAGATTCTGGTGTACCAAGGTGCAACAGCACCATCAACGATGTCGCTTTACGATACGGTTGGTGGTATCGGTTGTATTGCCCGCGATTCGGTGCAAAACACCAACACGGACGTTGTGTTCTTGTCGAACAGTGGGGTGCGATCGGTTCTACGAACAATTCAAGAGAAGTCTGCGCCGTTTCGTGATCTTAGTAAGAATGTGCGTAATGACCTAGTACAAATGGCCGCAGGGGAAGCCCCCTCTGCTATTAAAGCGGTCTATTCCGAAATCAATTCGTTCTACTTAATCACATTTCCGACGGCGAATTTCGTATATGTATTTGACACACGCGGCGTATTAGAAGATGGGTCGTCAAGAGTAACTAACTGGCGCGACATCGCGCCGACGGCGTTATTGTCGCGGCGTAATGGCGATTTGCTATTCGGTAAGACGGGCTATATCGGTAAATACGGCACATACTTAGATGACGCTGATACTTATCGACTGTACTACTACACTAACCAATCCGATTTGGGCGACCAAAACATCACCTCGATATTGAAGCGAATTGGTGTGGTAGTTATCGGGGGTACTAATCAAACTGTAACCGTAAAGTGGGCGTTTGATTTTAGCGAAAATTTTTACTCACAAAACGTACAGATACCTACGCAAGGCGTATCAGAATACGGAATTGCTGAGTACGGCGCGAATGGTGTACCAGTTGCGCAGTATAGTGGTGGTCTTGCATTACAAACCCTATACGCACAAGGTACTGGGTCAGGTCGTATTGTTCAGACAGGCTATGAGGCCGACATAAATTCGTCAGAACTGTCGATACAAAAAATCGAAATTCTTAGCAAGAATGGGCGGGTGTCATGAGTAACTACACAAAAAGTACAGATTTCGCATCTAAAGATTCTTTGGCGTCTGGCAATGCCGCCAAAATTGTCAAAGGGACTGAGATCGATACAGAGTTCAACAACATCGCTACGGCAATAGCGACTAAAGCCGATCTTGCCTCACCGACGTTTACTGGCACGTTGACTGCTGGCACTGCAAGCATTAGTTCTTTGACCGCCACAATAGTCGGTGGGTCTATTTCCGGCATTACGGACTTAGCTGTTGCTGACGGCGGCACCGGCGCGTCTACAGCAGCAAACGCCAGAGTTAACTTAGGCACCGTAGCAGACGCTGCCGGAAATGGCATAGCTGCAAGAACTGCGGCCAACACTTTAACCGCCAGAACGATTACGGCTGGAACTGGAATTACCGTAACTGATGGTGATGGCGTATCTGGTAACCCTACTATCGCAAATTCTGGCGCTACGAGCGTCGATGGAAGAACAGGGGCTGTAGTTACCTTAGTTTCTGGTACGGCGGTAAGCGCATCAGGAACAAGCGTTGATTTCACAGGTATACCATCGTGGGCAAAGCGGGTTACGGTGATGCTTAGCGGGGCGAGTTTATCAGGGACATCGAACTATTTAGTTCAGCTAGGTACTTCTGGTGGGGTTGTATCTTCTGGCTATAGCTCTGTATGTAGCAGCGGCGCGTCGTCCACTGTATCAACAGCAGGGTTTTTAGTTACTGTATCTTCCTCTGCTGCTGATTTAACTTATGGATTTGTGACAATCGTAAATGTGACCAGTAATACCTGGAGTCAAGGCGGAATTATTAACAATGGTACTACTACCCGCATTAGCGCGGGGGGAGTTTCGCTTTCAGGCACACTAGACCGAGTCCGCATCACCACAGTCAACGGCACAGATACGTTTGATGCTGGAACAATCAACATCATTTATGAGTAAAACGATTGAAACATTACCCGACCATCAGCTTATCCACCATTTTTCTGATGGTCTATACGCCAAAGAAATACGCGTAAAAGCTGGGCAGGCGATATTGAAGCACACGCATGACTTTAGCCACTTGTCGATTCTGGCTAAAGGCAAAATAGCAGTGCTAGTAGGTGAAGAAATTGAAATCGTGAACGCTCCGGCGTGCATTGAAATCAAAGCGGGCGTCACGCACGGCGTGAAAGCGATTGAAGATTGTGTTTGGTTTTGTATCCACGCAACGGATGAAAAAGACCCGGCGAACGTGGACAATGTGTTGATTAAAGGAGAATGACATGCCTATCATTGCCGCAGCGGTAGGGGGCGGGTTAGGGCTTTTAGGTAGTTCCATGCAGGCCGGTGCTGCCCGAGATGCTGCTACGACTTCGGCTAACGCGCAGCTAAAATCGGCGCAGATTGCTGCCGAGGAAGCACGCTTTCGCCCGGTAGGCGTCACAACGCGCTTTGGTCAAAGCCAATTTACGATGGGGAAGGATGGCCGGCTAAAATCAGCTGGTTACACTCTATCGCCGGAACTGCTCGGCTACCAAGATACCTTAATGGGTATGGCTGGTGGAGCAGGGATTGACTATTTAAGCCAAGCGCCAGAACTGTACGCCCCAATGACCGGCGCGGCTACTAGCCTATTTGATCTTGGCCAACAATACATCGCCCAGTCTCCCGAAGACGTAGCACAACGCTACATGACTTCACAGCTCGACATCTTGGCGCCGCAACGTGAGCGTCAGTTGGCCGAACTGCGCAACCAACAGTTTCAAACAGGCCGCACAGGGTTAGCAGTTGGTGCGACTGGTTTGCGTCCAGGCGGCGGGGCAGGTCTTGGTGCAACGAACCCAGAGATGGAGGCGTACTACAACGCGATCGCACAACAAGACGCAAGGTTAGCCGCACAGGCGCAAGAAGAAGGACAACGTCAGTTGGCCTTCGGCACCACGCTGTTCGGCACAGGCGCCGATTTGCTGGGTGGCTACCAGCGCGGTCTGACCGGCTCACTCGCGCCATTCCAAGGCTATCTCGGTGCAGCAGGCGATATCGAATCGCTTGGCCAACAAGCATTGAGTCTTGGTTCATCGCTAGGTGGCGGCAATACCGCCAGCGCACAGGCGTTGTTAACTGGTGGCACAAACGCAGCGAATACCATGCAGGCAGCGAATGCGTTGAACCCGACCGCATCGTTCTTGCAAGGACTTAGCACTAATCAAGATTTGACTTCAGCCCTTGCGAGCGGAGCGCGGAATTTGTTTAGCAGCCCTTCGTATTCTTCGTTCAATGAGAATGTGCCGGGCAATTTTCCTACTACCTACTTTACGCCTAACCCTAATGCGCGTAATCAGGGCTATGGGTATTACTAAGAACGCAGTGACGAATTAGGAGCCATCATGGCAAGCGAAATTTTAGGTCTGTTTACCTCGCCTGAGATGTATCAACGGCAGCAGGATTTGATGATGCAACGTCAGGCTGCGGAACTCGCGCAGCTTGATCCGTATCAGAGCGTCCGCTTTGGTGCTATCCGTGCGGGTCAGCAGTTCGGTCGCGGCTTGGCTGGCCTGCTGGGCGCGGGAGACCCACAGTTGCGCATGATCAGCGCACGCCAGTCGGTGCTGGGTGGACTTGACCTAGGCAACCCTGACTCGATCCTTGCCGCTGCCCGTCAACTGGCCAATGCTGGTGATCAACAAGGCGCGCTCGCTTTAGCCGACTACGCACGTAAGGCGCAGGCCGACGCGGCGTTGGTGGCGCAGCGCACACGTGAAGGGCGCGCGGCTGCGGTGCCAAAAGAACTTCAGATTGCTGGCGCGCGTGCTGAGTTGCAGAGCCAAATCAAGGCGCTGAAAGGCGAGCCCGCGTCGCCAGAACGTGATGCAAAACTTGAGCAAGCTGAACTCACGCTGGCCAGCTTACCTGTTAGCGGCGGCGGCAAAGTTCCGGATACCATTGAGATTGCGCGTGAACTTGCCGGTCGTAAAGGCGCGCCCGGCACTAAAGAATACGAGGATGAATATACGGCGCAGTTGACACGATTGACCACTAAAGAAACCAAAGAAACTAAACCCAGCATTAAAGAGGTCGGCGTAGCAATAGGC